AAGAACCTATTGAAAACGTAAAACAGCGTAAAATCTTGATGTTAAAGCGTCAGCGTGACACTGCCGAGGTCGAGCCAATCGAATACAACGGACATAGCTTTGACTATGACGACAAAGCGAGAGACCGCATAAATGCGGCTATTATCGCCTTATCATTACAAGGCGAGGGTGCAAGCATTGATTGGACTACGGCAGATAATCAAGATGTTAAGGTGACAGCTAATGATTTACGTATGGTTATCGCTGCCGTGGCGGTGCGTAGTAATGCTTTGCACACAGCCTACCGCAAGGCGAAAGAACAAGTAGAAGCGGCACAGAACAAAACTGATATTGAGAAGATTACGTTGTAGGTGAGATTATGCCGATAGAAAGAGAACCGCAGAGCGTATCGTGTTGCCTAAGCAGTTTAGTGGGCGGCATGAACGCTTCTGTTCCAGACAACATGATAGGTGAAAACGAAGCCGTCCTGCTTGAAAACTATATGTTCGAGCAGGGCGTTTTGCGTACTAGGTGCGGTTATTCCGAGCCTCTTATCGACATTGGTGAGCCAGTGGATAAAATTTGGTATGACCAAAGTACGGATGGGTTTCTGCTGTTTGGCAAAGCGCCAGCAAGGGGGACGGCCAACGCTTATTACGGTTATGTCAAAGAACCGCCGAAGCAGATTGGCAAACTGACAGGCGAAGAGCGCCCTGTCTGTCAGCGGTTCGGTGCTAAAGTTACCATAGGTAGCGGTGATAAGCTACAATACTATGATTACGAGAACAACTTGACTACCGTCGAAGGCAGTTTCCTTTGCGACAATTTATGGGTGCGCGACAGCAGATTGGGTACATCCAAACGCGGTGACGACAACTTCCATTACAGCAGCACTGGCGACTGTACCTCCGATGAGGCATGGAAAGAGGACACTAATGTGGCGAGCCAAGCCCAGTGGTATGGCATAGGCGAGCTTGACGGTGGCGATATTATCACTACGCTGCCTCTCTCCGGTGACTTGATTGTATTCAAGACCAATGATTTGGGTTATCAGATAAGCGGCACCGTACCAGACTTACAGAGCCAGCAGATTCTGAGCAACACCCACGCACAAGACGACAGGGAATCATTCGCTTTGTTAGGCAATACTATTGTGTTTGCGACAGATTTGGGCATCCGCAGTTTGCAGACAACAACAACTTACGGCAACTTCGACACAACCGAAGTTGCGTATAAGATAAACAGGCTGCTGCAAAAAGAGTGCTACAAACCAAGAATCTGGAACATGCTGACTATGAAGCAGCTCTGGATACGCCCTAACGCCAAGGATGAAAAGACCTTTTATATATATCAGTATGATACTGGCGCAGCGTACAAATACACATTCCACGATGATATTCACGACGTTGCGCAGACAGACAACGGTGTTATGTTGGCTACCGACAACGGTGTTTGCCGCATGAATGACGAGTATACTACCGACAACGGAGAGCCGATATACAGCAAAATTATCTCGAAAATGTATATCACTCCCAACCGCATCATCACCAGATACTTTGATATTTTTGTTGAGGGCAGAGAAGGCGACGAGAGCGGCAAAATTCACATACAGGTTGCTGACCGTGGCTTTGATTACAGTTTAACAACTAAGCGCAGAGTGAAGCATTTTTACAATTCTTTGCGAGCCATGCAGGTTGTCGTGACTAGCACATCGCCGCACAGGATAAATAATTTCTGCCTGTACGGTATCGACGAATAATTTGATTAGAACAGGAAGGCGGTAATGTAATATGAAGGCTAAAAGCCTTAAAGAATGGATTGAAATTTATGAAACCAAAACAGGCGATAGCTTTGATTTATTACCGGGCTATCGCCTTTTGTATATGCCGGAAAGAGGTTTTGCGAGCATGAAGCCCGACTTTGAAGGCAAAATGATGATTATTTATCAAGTATGCGGCGATGCTAAATTCTGGCGAGATTATGCCGAACTCGTAAGCTGCACGGCTGGTTTTGAATGTGTCGCCAGCATTTGCACCAGACACATCGAGCCGTACATCCGTGGCTTTGGCTGGGAAACAATCGAAAAGGAAGATGTTGACGGGCGCTTCCGTTATTGGTGTCAAGACAGCATCGGCAGATTGGTTGTCATCACACACAAGCATAACGACGAAAAGACAGGCGAGCCAGTTTATTGGGTAACTCATTATTTCAACACCAAAGCAACCAGCCCGCTAATCGAAAAAATGAAAGAAAAGTTACGGAAAGAAGGTGTGCTTAATGGGTAAAAAAGGTGGCAGCTCGACAACTGTACAATCTTATAAGCCGACAGAGCAGGAAATTCGACTGCAAAAAGCAGCCGCCGACTACTCCGAAGCTATTGCGCCTAACGCGCTGTGGTTGAACGGTGTAGCAAGGGGGCTGTTGCAAGATAGCTTGGGTACAATTCAAGTTGACTACAACCAGCTATTAAACAACGCTAACCAGCAGACCTCTGCGGCGCAACAAGGTGTGGCTAATCTGACGCAAGGCATTTTGCCGTCTGCATATCAGCAGAATATGGAGAACGCCATCCGAAGCGGCGTAAACAACACTATGGGCAGTACGCTCAATAACCTTGGCGCTAGAGGAATTCTCAATAGCAGCGTAACAAACACAGCCATGAACGACATTTCCAAGAACGCTGCCGACACCATGGCGCAGCAATATCAGAGCAACATTGGCACGTTAAACGGCTTGTACGGTCAGCAGGCTTCTTTAGCCAATCAGAACATTGCTACTTCTGCTGCGGCTCAACAGGCGGCTCAGCAGCCAGCTCTGAATCTGTGGAACGCATCTCTGGGCTTGAACAGCGGCGGCACATTAGGTGCATTAAATGCAATGAAAGGCACAGGCACCACAACCAGCACAAACACCCAAAGCGGCGGTGGCGGTGTGCTTGGAAGTTTATTTAATGCTGGCTTAGGCATGGCGACAGGCTCCTATGGTTCACTGTGGTGCTTTGTCGGAGAAACGCCAATTGAAACAGATGCTGGAGCTAAAGCAATCTGCGATGTCAGCGTCGGAGATAAGATTCTTACATACGACCATGTTCGTGACAGACAGTGTGTCGAGGAAGTTGTTGAAGTCATGGAGCCGCAAGATAGCGAAGTCTATATGGTTGTTTGCCAAGACGAGAAAGGCAATGTGCGTGATGTAATCACAACACTGACTCAGCCGCTGATGAAAGCAGACGGTACATGGCGCGATGTAGCAATGCTGAGAATTGGTGATAATTTAAAGAACGTCGGCAAAGTCAAAAGCGTCATCTTCAATGGCACGAGGAAGGTTTACGACATGAAACTGACGGGCAAGAATACATATTATGCCAACGGCTTTATCGCCAAAGGTGCAACAAATGAATGGTAAGGAGCGTGATGCGAAATGAGCTTTGGTGCATATGGGATGAAGATGCAAGTACCTACCAATACCGACATTCCCATGACAAACGACCTTTGGTTTAACATCGGCTCTGTGCTCGGCAGATACCTTGGCAGCAGATACGAAGAGCGAGGTGCAAAAAAGAATGACGCTGCACTGCGCGCAAAGCTGGACGAAATGACAGGGAGAGGGCAGCCGCAGGGTGACTCGGCTCAGCCGCAGCAAGGCGCAGTTGGCCCGTTGACGCAAGTTTCTGTAGGCGGCAACACAATAGAAAGCCCGCTCGCCGTGAACAACTCTGGCGATTCTCAGCAAGGTGCTATCGGTCCTTCTGTCGGTAAGTTCGCACCCCTTGCAACTACTGTCGGTGGGCAGCAGTTGCAAGCAGCAAACCTTGCAACGCCTCAAGAATCTGAAAGCATTGTAGGCTACAAGCCGAATCAACAAGGTGCTGTCGGTCTAACCCAAACGGTGCCGAGAGACTTGGCAGCGGAGAAAGCCGACTATGTGGCGGCTAAATATGCAAATAGCGCCAACCCGGAGGGAGACGCGCAACAGGTCGAAACTATGAGCCAGATGATTCAACAGAATCTGGCGAAAGCAAGGCTAAACAAAGTCCCCCTTACAGACGGCGATGCAATTAAAAACGAGCTGAGAAAAGTATTGGTCGAGAACGGCACACCAAGTTGGCAAATTGATAGTGCCTTGAAGCGCATCCAGCCAGATGTAGACGAGACTGTCAAAGAGGCGAGAAAAACAGTCTACGATGGCATGTTTGAGCATTTCTTAGGTGCAATCCAAGCTAAAAATTATACGTTGGCTCAGATGATTGGTTCACGCATGGCGGAATACAACCCAGACGGTGCAAAGATTGCGATGGCTGGATTGCCTACCATGCAGAGCGAATATAATAACGAAGTGACCGACAAGCGCTTGGACAAGCAACATCTATACAAAAAAGAAGATATGAAGTTTGCTTCTGATTTGATCTGGAACGCCACCAAAAACGCCAAGATACTTGAACACAATTTGGCTTTCAATGATTTTGTAAAGAAAAACGCTTTCCAGATTAAAGCGGTAGCCGATGCCTACCAAATTCCTCTTAACGAAGCAGCTAAAATTGTTTACGGAGGCAAAAAAGGAACTAACGCTAACGGCGGGCCGACAACCCAGCAAATTGAGACCGCAAAGTGGCTTGTTAAAGATGAAGCCGATTGGAACGAAAAATATCCAGATAAGCCATATCCGTATAAAGACAAAGTTAGAGCTGCCCGCAATCTTCTTGGAAGCGTTGTTACTGGCGGGGAACAATCACGTTCAGTGCCGCAAAACATCAACGATTACGATGAGGTTCAAGACTGGCTTACTCAGTTAAAAGCTGCGGCTGGCGGTGAGTGGAGCGACGCGCAGTTAGCGCAGTTGGCTAGAAAGATGCTCGGCCAAAACAGCGGCTATCTGGAGCAAGCTCTGAAAGACCGCGGCTGGATATGATAAAAGGAGCGCGACCGAAACATGGATGACAAAAAACAAAAATACAATTTTAACTTAGGCTCATCTCAGCGTCCGATGTACGACTTTTCTTTTCTGCAAGATTTGAAGCCAGAATCTTTGGCTCCGAACAACAACGACGATGACAACATTCTGCAAGCTGCTGGCTACGGCCTGCTGGGAGCTGCTGGTAATGTAATCCGTGCTGGTGGCAACCTATTAAATTATGCAGGCAAGCCTGCCATGTATACGGAAGAAGAATGGGATAAACAATCGCAGGACATTGGCGGCTTCAACGCTTGGAGTAATCGGTTTAACAAAAGCATTGAAAAGTTTGGCGAAGATGTTGAGAAAAAATATTCGCGCAACTACAGCGACCCTTTGGGTGCCAACTCTATAGCCGCTGCTGTAGGCAGCATAGTTCCGTATGCCATTGGACTTGGCATAACCGCAAGAGCTGGCGCTCCTACGGCAGCCGAAAAGTTCGCTGCAGAGCAAGGAGCCGCAGAAATTGTAAGAAAAGGCGCGCCGTTCTTGAGCAAAATAGCAGGAAAATACGGCGAAAGCGTAGCGGAGTCTGCACCCAAATATCTTGCACCCGTTTTAGCCAACGTCTCTCTCGGCCAAAAGCAAGCATTTCCAGAGGCATTACTGGAAAGTGTTACCAGCGGTAAGCTCGATTATATAGAAAAAGCTAAGCAGAACGGCACATACGTCCCCGGTAAAACAGAGGTGGAAGCAGAACGTGTAGCAAAGGGTGTTCTGACTGACAACTTGATGTTTATTACGGGCACCGATACCTTACAGGATGCATTGATTGCGGCTACTGGCAAAACCAAAGTTGGTACAGCACTTAAATTTTTGACAAGCATAGGTGTCAACTCCATGCAGGAAGTCGGCCAGCAGATTATCCCCAAAATGGAAGCTGGCGAATCTTGGTCGTTCAGCGACCCGGATGTTATCGTTTCCGGTATCGCTGGCGCTATTGGCGCGGGTATCCCACATGCAGCTGCTGGTGCTTACGGCAAGGTGCTCGGTCCGTCAGATGCGGATGATGTGTTAGACACTGTAAACACAGGCGCAGATAACAACGGAACAGAGCAAATCGCCGCTCAGCAAACAGATGAGTTTGAAGCTTTGGTAAATGCTATAGGAGGGCAAGAGAGTGAAGGCAGCGGTGGCTATAATGCCAAGAATGGCCGTACAGGTGCAAGTGGCAAGTACCAGATTATGCCGGATAACTGGCCTAGCTGGGCAGAAGAAGCTGGCTTGTCAGCCGATGCTCCCATGACACCAGAAAACCAAGAAATAGTTGCGCGTAACAAGCTTAGAGAATACTACGACAAATACGGCGCGCGCGGCGCAGCTATCGCATGGTACGGCGGCGAAGGCGCATTGAACTACAGTGACGAGGCACTTAACCGCAAGCAAGGAAACGGCAACGAGCCTTCTATAAACGAATACGCCAACGATGTTATGTCGCGTATGGGCAAGTCTGGCAATATGGCGACAACTGCCCCTAAATACAAAGAAGCTAAAAGCTTCTTGGAGCAGTATCTTGAATCTGAGGCACAGGCTGGAGACGAGTACAACAACGTAGCAGACTTGATTGATACTGGTTCGGACGAGGACGTTATTGCGAAAGCCATTGAACTTGGCTACGGAAAGGACACCGAGCAACAACAGCAACAACAGCAACAACAGCAACAACCACAAGGTTCAGAACCAGTATCTAATGTCGAAAAACCGCCTGTTGAGCAACCTCCAGAACAGACCGTAGAACAACCCGCAGAGCAGCCAACAGTTACTCCTGCTACAACTCCAGAAGGGCAGGTACAAACGGCAATTAACGCCGTAAATTCTGCTGTGGACAAGGTGGGTAACGGGACTTCTAATCCAGCAACCACCAGCACAACCAACACAACCAACGCAACTCGGCCATCTCAAAGCGTCGACGCTATCACCCCAAACATCGGTCCGAAACTTACTGTCGCTAAAGACCCGAAGACAGAAAACAAAATCATAAATTTGCGCAAGTCGCTGAACAATCTAGCCGACAGCAAAGGCAACAAAAAGGTTACTTTAACTGATGATGAGGCTGCAAAGGTAAAAGAAGCGGCAGGTAGCGACGACCTTGACACATTGATTGAAGCCGGTAAAAAATACGGCTATCGTATCGGTAAGGATATTATCGACGAAGCCAAACGCCGCGCAGACGACCGTCGTAACGGGCTTGTCGGAGACGAGTGGACTAATGCAGAATTAGACCATACAACTAAATCCTTAAAGGGCAATTTAAAGAGTCGCTATGTTCACAAGGATACCGGAAACTTAAACTGGGAAAGCATGAAGGGTTCCAAGAAAGTACAGGATGTTTTGAAAAACTCAGAATACGACGGCATTGGAACCAGAGCGGCTCAAGGCGATGCCGAAGCCAGAGAAAAACTGAACAACCTTCACCCATTAGAAAAACTTGCATTGTTAGACCGTGCTAAAAAAGCAAAAGAGGGAAAAGGGCAGGATGTGGCGGTGCCGAAACCCATTGTTCCGAACAAAAGCGGAGATAACTCTAACAGTGCTGGAAACAACGTACAGCCACCGACAGATGAAAGCGGTGGAGGCAAACCTAAAGCAAAGTCAGCCGACAAAAACACTGCAAAAAAATCTGAGCGTGACGAGGATGGTTGGCCGCTTGAAATAGGCAGCTTTAAGCAGGTTGGCGACGCAAGCGACTCGGAAGTTCGCGAATACAACAGCAATGCGCACGAGGAAGATGGCAAGCCAAACCGTGTTACCGTTGAGCGCATTACTGATAAAGAATACGAGATTACTTTCAACAAGGGCGGCAAGGACGGGAGCTTTGAAGCAAGCTCTATGGAAGAAGTCGAAGATATTATCGCAAATGTCGACGGCACGAAAATCGAGCGCAATCAGAATACGCCCGGTGAAGAACCTAGTGACAAGGGCGAAGAACCCAGCGACAAGGGCGAAGAACCCAGCGGCAAGGGCGAAGAACCCAGCGACAAGGGCGAAGAACCCAGCGGCAAGGGCGAAGAACCCAGCGGTAAGGGCGAAGAACCAATCCCACAGTTTTATCAATCCATTATAGATGCCGGATTTGCTACCGCCGACATGCTGCATGTTTTCGACAATCCGAGCAAAGGCAAAGAAAACGCGACAGACACAGAAAGCGATGACGGCGAGATTGAAAATCTAGTAAACACCCAAACACTCGAAAAAGAAGTAGAGGCAGCCACCGAAGCCGAAGATAAGTTGATGAAGATAATTGACCTTCTTGGCGAGCAAGAGCAGAAGCAGGTTAAAACTTATCTTACAAAACACCCGACCGACAAGGAGTTTTTGCTCGGCCTGTTAGGGAAGCACCCAAAACTTTTATTCTCCGAGGTCTCAGATAAATCATCAAAGAGCGGCACAAGACTTATTTATTATGTTATCAGCGATGCCGACGTCCTCGGACGCCCCACGAGAATTGCAAAGATGCTGAAACCGCTGCTCTTTAAACTTCAAGTTTTAGAGAACGGCAGCGATGTTATCGGAAGCCTCGACGAATACAACAAGGAACGCAAGAAAGTAGCAGACGCTGCAAGAAAAGAGATTCTTGGAATTAAAGACAAGGACGAGGAAGATGATAAATACAAAAGTGAAATAACCGACGATGATTGCGACGATTATCTCGCAGAGGTAAAAAAAGAAGAAGGCCCAGAATACGCCAACAAGGTCGGAGACGTGCTGTTCAGCAACGCTCCAACCGAGAACTCTAAGGGTAAGACGCTTGCACTGGACAACGGAACTCTGCTGGTAGAAGAGGACGGCAGTCCGCTTGAGTGGGACGCGCTTATTCGCAAAATCGTATTCAGAGACTTGCAACTAGATGATAACAAAAACTTTGAAAAACTAAAAAAAGAATTTAATCTTTCCACCGAAAAGTTGCGCATGGTTGAGGAATATTACTATGAGCTTTATGAAAATTTCCAAGGGCAAGTAAAAACAACAGCCCGTGGCGGTTATAAAGCAAAGAACAATGCAGCCATTGAGGCGATTCTGGCGGTTGAGAAAGTTCTTCCCTCGCTGAAAGACCCGGCTACAACCGAGGATGACGTGCCTCGCCGCACGGTAGAAATGCTGGAAAAAGAAAATCCGAATGTATCTGTTGAATCTATGGAACCGCAAAAAATTATTGATGCGGCTCGGAGAGTCATCAGAGAAAAGAAGGTCGAAAAATACAGAGACCTTTTGGGTGAAGCCGAAAAGCAAAAGGATGCTGTAAAAAAAGCGGAGGAAAATCTCGACGCAGCAACTCAAAAGCAAGGTGATGAACTTGGAGGCAACGAAGCTGTAAGTAAGGCATCCGAAGTTGTTGATAAGGCATCCGAAGAACTCAAAAGTGCCAAAGAGAGCGGGAACGCAGAAGAGGTCAAGAAAGCGGAAGCTAAGTTAAAGAAAGCCGAATTGAACTTGCAAAAAGCAACAGCCGACGCAACCAAAGGCAGTTCTTCCGGGCTTAAAGTAGAAGCCGCAGAAAGAGCGCTTGATAAAGAAAAACAAAAACTCGATGAGCTGGAAAGCGAAACAAGCGCTCTCGAAAAAAGACTGGTCAACGATGACGCAAGTGTTCAAGAGGCCTCGAAAAAAATCTCCGTTGCCAAAAGACGTGTTGCGGATGCAAAAAAAGCTGTGGCTGGTAGCAAAGAGGAAAATCTTGCAGACGCAAAAAAAGAACTCGAAAAAGCAGAGAACGCCTTGAAGAAGGCAGAAGAAAAGCTCGCAGACGCGCGCTCTAAAGTCCTTGATGAAATAAAAGGAAAGGAAGGCGAGAAGCCTCAAGAGCAAGCCGATGCTACTGATGTAAATGGCGCAGAAAGCAACGTCAACCAAGAAGATGTGGAAGCAGCCGCTGCGCTCGTGCAAGAATGGACAGAGAAATTTTTCAAGGTAGAGGAAAGCGGTGGGAAACCCAATAACCTAGCTTATTATGATGCGGGTATTTTTACAAAGCTGTTAGCTATTGGCGGAAAACAACTCGAAGAAAACTTTGTTAGAGCTAGAGCTAAATTTAACGCATGGCGAATGTCAGTTACTACGATTATAAGGGCGGGGTTAAACAAAGCTGTGCAAGCCGGCAAAGTAGCCGCAGAGCGTGCGCAACGCGCCGTGCGATTTATTGACGGCACCATAAGAGCCGCTTGGGAATTTCTTAGCAACGTGCCAGAACAGATTTCTCTTAAAGCAGATGATGCAAAAGTTGCAAGCTGGCAACGAGCTTTACTCGTTGCTCAACTCGCTCAAGACAACAATCTCAGTCCAAAGCAAGCCAAAGAAATGCTCCAAGAGCGAAACCCAGCACTGTACGAAGAAATCAAAGATTATTTCGATGCAGCACGCAAGGCTTTGAAGGCATATCCTAGACAGGGCGACGAAAATATGGTAGACTTAGGACAAGATGAAAACGGAGGTGACGGCGATGAGCCTATACGAACTACCAGAGAACCTAATCAAAGCAATAGTGGACGAGGGAATGAAAACGGCGTGGAAGGAGAGCCTGTCACTCCCGACGGAGGCAGCCAGAACCCGAGCGAAGGCAATAATCCGCAAGCGGATAATGGAGAGCAGGGGGTTGAGGGCGTTCCCAGAGGACGCGCAAATGGCAGCAAGGATGTTTCTGGAGGTGGGACCGCTGCTGGCGGAGCACGAGGCAATCAGCAAGGCGGCCAAAAAACATCCGATGCTTCGCAACGCGGCACCGGAGATTTTGGACGGGGACGAGGCAGAGGCGCTGGCGGCAGCGGAGTTTCCGTTCGCGACAAGCAGAGCCAAGGACTTTCTGGGAATACTTCTATTAAGAATGAAACTGAGCGAAAATCCTCCGATGAAGCTACCGAAAGATTAAAACGACAACAACAAGTAAAAGATGATACGCCAATCAAGGCAGCGGATGAAGCTAACATAGCCGAAACGCTGCCTTTGTTGTATTCGGAACAGCACGAGGATATAAAGGCGATAGAAAAGCGCCTGTACTCCAACGACAAGCCGGGTATGCTGGTCGCAAACGGTACAGGCACTGGCAAGACATTAACTGCGCTTGGTGTTATCAAGCGTCAGATAATGAACGGAAAAAAGAAAATACTGATAATCGTTCCCAGCCAAGATATTGCCAACGACGCTTGGGTGAAGGACGGCAAGCTCTTGGGGTTGGATGAATTTGCATATCTCGGCAACGGCAAGACCGTAGATGGTGTTCCAAACATAATCAGCTATTCCTCCTTGGCAACAAACAAGCACGTTCAAGAGGTAGACTGGGATTTGATTATCTGTGACGAGGCTCACCATATTGCGTCTGGTCAAAAAAGAACAGATGTCAACGGCAAGCCCGAAGAAATCGGCGTGTACACAACTGCTTTCAGAGGTCTGTTCGGACATAAGCAAGGCGGATTAAGCGGATATGTGCGCATCAAGTACAGTGAATTGTACAAACAACTCGACAACTTGAAAGAAAAGTTCGATTTGTTGAATGAAAAAATGTCAAGACTCGACATGGCATCGCTTTCACGCACTCTAACGCCGAAAGAGCAAGAGCAGATGGATAAGATTAAGGCTGAATTCCCCAAGGTCAAAAACGAATTCAACGCCTTGAGAGTAAAACTTAACGAGATTGCAGCGAAAGAGCGTCCGTTGTACACTAAGCGAAAAAAGGAAACCAGCACTAAAACCTTATTGCTTTCCGCGACACCGTTTGCTTATCCGCAGAACGCTTACTATGCAGAAGGATTACTGTTTGATTACGCTGACAGCCGCTTTGGTGGAAGCTCCGGCGGCTTCTTAACCAAAGTATTCAGTTTCGTGGTCCAGAAAAGCGGCAAAATAGTCCCAGCAAAAGACAGATACGGCCAAGTGTTAGACACTACAGCGAAAGAGATTGCTTTCCACGATAAACTTGTAGAGGACGGCGCAATGGTCAATAGACGGTTGGTCGGAGACAAAGACTACAACAGACGTTTCATTAAGGTTAAGACAAACAATATAACCGAAAAGCTAAAAGAAATAGCTCACGTAATGGGTGCTATCTCCGGCGCTGGTGGCGAGATTACCTTGTCGGAAAAAGGAAAGGTAGTAGAGGAAGCTAAAAAACGAGCAGCGGAAGATGCTCCAATTCCGAGTGGCAAGGGAAAAGAAGGCTCATTTGCAGATTTGTGGCTGTCCAGAATGAATATGGCATTGGACTTTGTGCTGGAAACAGAAAAAGCGAGCGCTTCCGTGCCAGTAATCAAATCTTATCTTTCTAGAGGAAAGAAGGTTGTACTGTACCACGACCTCAAAGAAAGCAAAATCACAAGACCGTTTAAACTGACGGATGCTGAGTACAAAAGAATGAACGCGGAGCAAAAGAAGCAGTACAATGCGTTCAAGAAAATGTTCCCGGAATACGCTGACTTAGACCTGTCCCAAGAGTTGTCTGCTATAAACATCATCAAAGAAGCCTTTGGCGATAAAGTTAGATTCGTTAACGGCAACGAATCGGACGGCAGGAGAAAGGCGGCAGTAAAAGAATTTAACGACGACAACAGCGGCGTTGATATTATTATGGTCACTTCTGCTGCTGGGCAAGAAGGCATTTCTCTGCACGACAAAACTGGCGCATATCCTAGAGTTTTAATTAACCTCGGACTGCCTGTAAGACCTACTGCAGCCATCCAGATTGAAGGTCGTATATACAGGTATGGAGCAAAATCTGATGCTATGTTTAGGTATCTGATTACAGGCTCGTCAGATGAGCAAAACGCTTTCTACGAAAAAATAGCAACTCGCTCCAAAACCGCAGAAAATATGGCTCTCGGCAGCGAAGCTCGTGCGCTAGACATTGCGTTTCAAAATGGTTTCTTCTCTGCTGCTCACGACTTAGGGGGAAAGTTTGATTACACAACCGACGAGGAAAGCACAGGCGGCAAAGAATCGGACAGCCAATCCAGAGAGGCCGCAATGAAAAGTTTGCTTAACGCTGCTGCTGCTTCCGACGACATTTCCTTCAAAGCTGCTGTCAAGCGACTGGTTGACGCCGAACGCGAAAGCGAAATCGCAAGAAAGCGCGAAGAAATTCTGACGGAAGAAAACGAAAAGAAATTCTTGAGGACCTTAAAGGACGCTTTCCACGGCAGCAAGATTGCAACCGTAGCCGACGGTGTATACGTAGTTGAGCTTCCGAACGGTAACAACCTTTGGGTTGACACCAACACATCGCAAGCTGCTATCTTGGGCAAAATGACATATGAGCAGAAGAAGCAGATGCTGAGCGCGGCTGATATTAAGTCATCTGGCTTTGTAATCCGCGGATATTACGGCAAGGAAACCGTTAACGAAGCGGGTGGCGAAGTGGTTGATGTAATCAGACTGACCGAGGCGGCAAATGACGCTACGGTTTATCACGAAGTCATGCACTTTGTTCACAGAACTTTGCTGAAACCTTCTGAAATAGAGCATCTGTATCGTTACTACAGATACAAGCTCAAGAAGCAAATGGGCGAAGCCACTTTTAACAAGCTCACGGAAGAACAAGTCAGAAAGCGTTGTGAAGAAATGGAGTGCGACGACTACGCTGCATTTGTGCAAGAGGACAAACGCCCGAAGAATCTTGCAGAGCGAATCGTTTGGAAGATTCAAAAATGGGTAGCTGGACTTGCCAAAAAGTTCGGTATAGATACCGACACGGGCATTTTCCTTTCCGTCAAGAGCGGTAAAATGTTTGGGCGTGAAGGCCGAGACAACAAAACTGGTCGCAAGTATCAAGCTGCTGGTGAAAAGGCGAAAACCGCTGACGTTGCAAAGCTTTCTAAAGCCGAAGAACTTGAAAGACAAGGCAAATCTCGCGAGGAAATCTTCGACACTACTGGCTGGTGGAGAGGCAAGGACGGGAACTGGCGTTTCGAGATTAAGGACGACCCGGCACTAATAAATTTCAGCGAATTTCAAAAGATAGACTTCGATGATGACGACGCCGCAGACTATGTAGAGCTGGGGAAAATTTACCACAACGAGAAGCTCTTCGATGCGTATCCACAGTTGAGAAAGGTCAAAGTTTACGACGAGGAACGCAACGACGAGCATGCCGGAGTGGCATACACTAGCGAAGGCTATTTGGTGCTTACGGGTATAAGAGACGCATTGTCGGCACCCAGCGCTTACAAGAGCTGGTTCCGAGGGGCTTTGATGAAAAGCATCAAGAGAGACAGGTCGAATGTTGACGAAATTGTAAAACTGCTGGATGAAACAGCGAAACTTGTAGACGAGGCTTATTTCGGAGATTATTTTGCTGCCAAAAAACGGGCCATGGAATTAGCAGATAAACTTCCGGAACCTTTTTGGAAAGCATTCCCAGAGGAATATTTAGCTGACCCGGACCCCAATCTACCGAAGGCCACCAGACTGCTTCAGTGGATTAGAACAATATCCAGCATTGGAGAACTGCAAATGAATGATATTAGGGGGACATTGCTGCACGAAATACAGCATTTTATCCAAAGGTATGAAGGCTTTTCCCCCGGTAGTAATCCAAAAAGTGTTCGCGAACAAGTAGAGGCAAAACTTGACAAAATGGGTTCGCCGTTAAGCTTCTATCTGCTCCCCAAAGAACAGCGCAAAGCCTTGCAAGAAGAAAGGTCGCATCTGAAAGGCAAGCTAGGTTTATCCGACTTTAAACTATACATGGACACGCACGGAGAACAAGAGGCCAGAGCGGCTTCTATCCGAGGCATGGGAGAGGGGTATTGGGACGAATATTATCAAGAAGCTCGCCAATATCCTTGGGAAAATATTGACGAGAACGAGAGCATAATTCTTCCGCCCAATCAAATTTTATCCTATTCTGCCAGCGAGCAACCTAACGGAGACTTAGCTTTCAAAGTTGAGGCGGTTGACGAAATCAACGGCAAAGTGATGCCGGATGACTTGCGAGCCGTGGTTGCCGAAGCCAATCGCGAGGCAGATGAAGCTGGTGTTAAAGCTGGCGAAATCAAAACCAAAATCAATAAAATGACCGACCGTGCGAAAGATGCAGTTGGTGGCATCTTTGAGGCGACATTACGCAGTCCGAGCCGCCTTGCCGAAAAGAGTCCTGTGTTTAGAAGTTTCTATAACATTTACTCAAAAGCTCAAGAAACCCAAGAGAAACTTCGCGCTAGGTGGAGAAAGCAATTCCAGACATTCGTTGGCATGTTAAAAGACAACCAGCAATTCGACGATTATTTAGACCTTTTGCAGTCTGGCGAGATGGAGCAAAAAGAGTATACGTTAAAAGAGTTGCAAGATGCTGGGTACAACAAGAATGTTGTTGAGGCTTACGCTCGTACACGCCAGCTTATTCGCAATGTATGGAGTGCGGTAAACGACGCGCATAGAGGTCTGACACACGTTCGCGAAACCTTGAACGCAAAAGAGTTCAAGGCACTGATGAAGGAACCGTTTTTGGAGAATGTAGAAGTTCTCGTGTCCGACGGCTCTAAGAAAGATTCTAATGTCAAAAAATGGGTGCCAGCGTCAAAGCTGGAAAAGGTCGTAAATGGCGTAGAGTACGAGGTGCGCTACGATAAGCCTAGAGTTTACACAAGCTCTTCCAAAGAAGTTATGACCCCAGAGCAGTTGAAAGAGCTGCAAAACAGTCCATATGCCGTTGTGTCAGCAGTTGTTGAGAAGCACATCGGCGATGGCGGTCCGGTATATTACGAAGCTAAAGTGAAGCGCGTAGCTCCGCCGATTGGCAAAATCACTGGTTATTTACCACATATCTTTGAGCAGTGGATGGTTTTAGCGGAAACCAAAGACGGGCTTGTGCCAGTCGGAAGCGGCAAGAACTTGAAAGAAGCCTATAAGGTGGCTCAATATTTGCAGCAAAACGGCGGCGAAAAAGTCACTTTCCAAATTGCGCCCAAGTTCTTCGACCCCAACAGATACTTGGGCGACGAAAACAATTCTGCTGGTGGCAAGAAATCTTCTCTCGTTGTCAGTGACGCAGAATATATTGCACTGCAAAGAGCCATTGTCGACAACTGCAAGATGAGCGTGCCAGAAGCAAGAGATGCGCTGAAGGGTGTTGTTGGACGCACAAACCGCAACCGCTTCTTCGGCAATCTGCGCCACAGAAAAGGTAGAGTTGGCTATAACTCCAACGTCATCAATTCTTTGGACAGATACTTTACAATGTCATCCAGATATTGTGCTTTGCAGCCAGCGAAGCAGAAGTCGATAAAACTGTTCGAGAGGACCTTTGGACGTTGGGATAAAGAGTATGGTGGCAAAGAGGCGATGGCCAACATCATCAAGCGCTATATTCGCCATAACAACGGCACTCCGAACTACCTCGAATCCATGATTAACAGCATGATTGCCAAAAACGACTGGCTGTTGAAGAATCTGAACGCTAATTATGGTGACAGACTGGGCGTAGCACTTGCGGGAAACATCAACGGATTTTTAAGCAAGAACCTTTTGGGTTTCTTGAATGTATCATCCGCTCTCGTCAACATGACACAGTTGGTCAATACAGTGGCACTGATAGGCGTAGGGCATACAGCGCACGGCATGTCGGCGCTGAAAAACATGAGCCTTTCTGACAAGAAGATTTTGGCAGAGGTCGGTGTTCCCTATAACATTGGACTTGACACTCCTAGCGGTTTCTCTAAGCGCAGAAGTGCTATCGAAGGCAAGCGCCAAGGTTTTGAACGCTTACGCTCTATGGTCAGCAAAGCCGGAGACAAGGGCATGTATTTGTTTAAAAAGGCCGACGAACTTACAAGGGCTGTGGCTGTTTTGGGCGCATACAACGAAGCGATAAAAGACAAAGGGATGAGCCACAAGCAAGCGATAGCTTATGCTAGACGTATAAATCGCGAAGCCAACTTCGATTACGGCTCATCTGACGCTCCGGGCATCTATCAGATGCTTAGCGGAACGGTTCTTGGCGACTTGGCTCTGCTGTTCCAAAAATACCCCATGAAAGAATGGGAACTGATGACGTCACTTATGCCGTACTTCGGCAAAGGAACGAAGGCGCAGAAAGCAAGGTTCTGGGCAACATATCTTCTTATGGCTGGCTTTGCCGGATTGCCCGGTGGAGATTGGCTGGATGAGTTCTTGGAAAAAATACTGGGATATAAGCCATCTAGCGTTTTAAAAATGGAGTTGTTTAAAAACCTTGGAGACAACCCAGTGTCAAGAACGCTTGTGTATGGCATCTTCTCTAATCTTGGTGTAGATATTTCCAGACGAGTTGGCATGTCTGGCATGTTCCCGGACAGTGATTCTTTGCTGGGATATTTAACAGGCCCTGCAGGTAGCATAATCCCCGGCAGTATTGCTAACGCAATGTCTGGTGATTATATCAAAGCCATGAAAACAATCAATCCGGCTATAGGTAATGTTGCAGAGGCGCTGCGTGGCTATAGCACTAACTCCAAAGGCCAAGTGTCGTATAAGTACGAAGGCACAGAAAGATACCTCAAGGGCATGGGATTTAGACCTGTAGGCCAGAGTTTGGCGTCAGATATGTCATCTGCGACATACGCTGAAAAGACACGCACTAAAGACAAAAAACAAAAATTGCTGATGGACGCTGCGAGAAAGCGCGCCGATGGTGAAAGGCTTACTACAGCGGAAATGACAGAGCTTAGAAAGAACGGCATAACAGGTGCACAGCTAAAAAAAGCTGTTGGTGATTTAACATTAACAACTGCTGAACGTGCACAGAAATATATGTCGAAACAGCAGAAAAAAGATTTTGCTGATGTACCCACATTGGGTAAATAAAGTCGGGGGAGCCGTTACCTAGGAACGGCTGTATATAAAAAGAGCCACTGCTTGCGCGGTGGCTCAAACTATTTTCTGAGAGGTGAAAAATGGACTTAGAGTTACTGAGCTTTTTGATTAGCGGGCTGGCGTTTGCGGGGGCTTGGCTGATTGTTCAGCCGCAGAGAGTTGAGAACGATGCACTGCATCAGAGCATTGACAACAACACGCTTGCGGTGAAAGAGCTAACCAAGGTTATAAACGACATTCGTGTAGCACAGGCTACTACCGAGGAACAGTTAAATTCCTTACTGCTGCGCTATCAAGAGGTTAAAAGAGAAGTCGACGACGTTCGCAAATGCTGCTGTTCCAAAGGTGTTGATGACTGATGTTCAGCAAGTTCAAAGACTATCTCGGAAAATATATTGAGGTAGCAAAGAACAAAGTCAGCGATATGCAGTCGCCTATTAAATGGATGATAATGTCGTACTTCGCTTTGGTGGTACTGTTAGTGCTGACATATTACGCAGCATGGTGCTACCAAGCGTGGTTCGGCAAAATCATAATGAGCGATTTGCTGGCGATAATAAAAGAAATGATAGGCCCCGCTATGATTGGCTTCGTGACATTTATCGCCGGGTGCTTTGTCGATGTAAACGGCAACGGCATACCCGACAGGCTTGAGGACAAAAAGGACGGTGAGAAACACGAACATCGTTGAAACAGATTTAAGTTTTGACAGTTTGAACGAGCGCCAGAGTACAAACATGGTTGTTGTACATCATACAGGCGACCCGTCAGACGATGATTTATCCGCTGCTGAAATTCACGCATCACATAAGGCTCAAGGCTGGGCTGGCATCGGCTACCATTATGTCATCCGCAAGGACGGCACAGTGGAGCGAGGCAGACCTAGATGGGCTGTTGGTGCTCACGCTTACGGCAGGAACAGAGACACTATCGGTATTCACGTATGTGGCAATTTTGATATTGCAGAACCCACGGAAGCGCAGCTAAGTTCTCTGTCTCAGCTTATAGCTGAGCTGTGTAACATTTACGGACTTATTGCTTCCAGTGATGTTGTAGTCGGACACAGAGATTTAATGGCTACGGCTTGTCCGGGCGAAAATCTCTATAATAAAATGCAGGATATTCGTGGCAACGCTGAATGGTATAGACTGCATTGAGAAAGTGAGGTGAATAGACGATGATGGAGAAATTTAACGAATTTTTAGAGTGTGTTTCAAACTACGTCAGTGACGATAAACTTCTGATTGGATTTGCGTGTGGCTTTCTGGTAGGAACATTGCTTCGTTGTTTTGACTTGTAATAACACTGCTGACAAAACGCAAACAGTTCAACAGGGGGACAATTTGTCCCCTTGTTGCTGTTATATGAGGTAAAAATGGATGAATTTAAAATATTTATTAAAAATAATCGCCTTTTGTTTATTGCTCTTGCTATCTTCTTGTGCGTTGGTATCTGGTTCAGCTTCGGCGCAGGAAGCAGAACGCACGATAGCGGAAGTGGAGTACACGATAACGGAGAGCGAGCTGACGCTGTTCGGCACGAGATTAGAACAGCTCGCGAGCAGCAACACAAAATTAGCGAGGGATTGCAGAGTGCTGAAAGCAGAGCTGGCAAAGTCACAAGCAGCATTGAGCGAAGCGCAAGCGCAAACCGAGAAGCTGCAAGCAGAGCTGACAGCATTGAAGAAACAATCGAGCAGCAACGAACTGCTATTGCAGACTGCCAACGAATCACTAGAACTGTACGAGAAAGAGGTAAAAAGGCAGCAACGAATAATTAAGACACAGCGCAACATAGCATGGGTATTGCTAGGCGGCGCTTTAGCGGTGGCAATCGCAACATAATATGGACGATTTCAAAAAGCGTGCAAGGGACTGGCTACATAATTCGACGCGAGAAGAATTTTATGCCGTCTTGCACGAAGCAAAAGTCAGCCCTCGGCAATACGTTGTCTGTGAGAAACGATTTGTCGATGGGCTGATGAATTACCAGATTGGCATGGAAATGAATATTTCCGACAAGACTGTTGAGCGTGATGTTGCTGCTGCATATGAGTCTGTTTTACGTGTTTTGAAATCTAGGATAAAGCGAAGCCCTTTGGGCGCACGACTTTGCGTCGTGCGCCCAAAGGGCTTGTTTTTTATGCGTTAAACGCAAAAACAGGTGTCCGAATGATGAGGGAATGTTGATAGAACGGATTTGCGAAAATATCGCAAAATATAAGTGTGAGGTGAGAACAATGTACGGACAACAATACGCACCAAATCCTTATACGGGGGCTGCACCGCAGATGCAACAGCGATTAAATTATTTGCAGCAGCAGATGCAGATGTATCAGCAACCGCAAATGCCTATGAGCCAGATGCCGCAAGCGTTAAAAGGCAGAGTGGTGACTGGTATAGATGAAGCGAAGGCTGCGCAGATAGACCTTGACGGCAGCAGCACCTTCTTTCCGTGCCCGGCAGAGGGGAAGATTTACGAGAAGTCTATCGACCTAAACGGGTTGCCTGTATTCAGAGTTTATCAATTAAGCAATCCGCAGGAGCAGAAACAAGTTGTATATGCTGAACGAAGTTATGTTGATAACTTGATTCAACGTGTGGATAAATTAGAAAAGCAGCTAGGAGGTATGAACCATGAACCCGATGCAAATAATGGCAATGTTACAGAATAGTGGCAATCCAATGCAGATGCTTACGCAAATGGCGCAGCAGAATCCTATGATGGGGCGCGCTATGCAGATGGGCAAAGGCAAAAACGAGGTACAGCTGAAAGAAACTGTACGCAACCTCGCGAAGCAACGCGGCATGAGCGACGAGCAGCTTCAACAGATGTTATCTAATTTCGGCTTAACTCTTTGATGCGCACAGAGAGTTCGCATATATCATCGGAAGGAGTGAATTATCATGACTTTAGAAAATGGTGGCGCAGGTGTAGTACCTGTAATGGACATGAACCGCGGCTATGGCGACTGCATGGGCTTCGGCGGCGGCTGGTGGGCATGGATTCTCATTATTTTCGTAATGATGGGCGGTTGGGGAGGCAACTGGAACAATCGCGGCAACATGGGTGCTGAAATCTTTGCAAATGGCAGCATGACGCGCGACCAGATTGCAGACCAGTTCTCCATGCAAGATATTAAAGACGGCATCCGTGGTGTCCAGAATGGCCTGTGTGATGGTTTCTATGCTCAAAACACTACCATGCTGAATGGCTTTAACGGCGTACAGCGTGACATTATGCAGACTGGCTATCAGCTTGGTAGCGAGATTGCACAAAATCGTTTCGCCGCTCAACAGTGCTGCTGCGAGACGAACCGCAACATCGACGCAGTGCGCTATGAAAATGCGCGCAACACCTGCGATATTGTCAATGCAGTGAAAGAGGACGGTGAAAAAACCAGAGCAGTTCTGATTGCCAACCAAATCCAAGACCTGCGCGACAAGCTCGCAGACCGCGACCGTGACTTGCAGACCGCTAACTTCCAATTAAGCCAACAGGCTCAGAGTGCTACCCTTATCGGTACGCTGAGACCTTATCCGCAGCCCGCTTATATTACCAACAGCCCGTATCAGAGCATCGCTGCTAATGTAGCTGGTGCCTGTGGCTGTGCATATCAGCAGCAGTTGGCTTGATAAATCCATAAATGTGCATCAACTGCACCACAGGGACGGTGCAAACCGTCCCTATTGCTTTAAAAAAGCAAGATTTTTAAAGGTATTTTTGAGATACCTTGATTGTATAAAGGAGTGAGCAATATGGCTTGTAATCAAAAATCTGCACTGACAACCGTTGCGACTGCGGCGCAGACCGTGGCGGCAAACGGGTTCGTGAATTTTCCTACCAATAATCTGCTGACTGGCGTGGCAATCGGACACGTTGCTGGCAGCACGAGCGTCAATTTGATTCGTGGCTTGTACCTCGTGACGTTGAACGCCGACGTAACGCCGACTGCGGCTGGCGACATTGGCTTGCAACTTGTCCGCAATGGCGTGACCGTTCCGGGCGCGGAAGCAACGGTGACGGGCGCGACTGGTGACACGTACAACATCGGCTTTGCTACGCTGATTCGCGTTCTGCCGAGTTGTTGCGTAATTAACAACAACTCGGAGCTGCAGGTGCAGGCTACTGCGGCAGGTACTATCAGCAATGCTTCTTTGAGTGTTGTTCGTCTGGCGTAGGAGGTAAGCATCATGCATAAGCTGAAAAAGTATTGGCAGCACGTCGAGCACGACGAAGCGAAGATACTAAAGATGGAAGAGGTAGCCTGTGAAGCGCTGGAGAAACTGCGTTGGAGCTGCCCAGATATTTTCTGGGACACAGCGTATGAGTTGCACAAAATCGCCTACGGTGCTCATTTCGACGAAGAACTGGCTAAGGTGGCAGTCTCTAAAATGAAGAATGTAGACGGCACACACGGCGCTTACTGGACATACGAACAGACCAGCCAGCTTGCTGACCAGCACGGCATTGAATGTAAAGGCGACTTCTACTATGTTATGAATATGCTGCATAGCGATTTTGTGGAAGTTCTGGGGAACGATACAAGTAACTATGTAAGGATGGCCAAAGCCTATATGTGTGACCCCGATGCTGCGGAAAGCAAAGTGTTTGACTTATGGATAGCGGGCATGAGGGCCAAAAGAGAAGAATGAATTGAAACCACAAAGCGACCTACTAAATCAGTAAACCCGGTCGCTTTGTGGTTCAAGTTTGGTTGCAAATAGTATGAAAAAATAGGGCAAAACAGGGCAAATAAGACAAATAAAATAAGGCTCCCGAAAACCTCGAAAGCCTTGATTTATAAGGGTTTGAGCCGTGTTAGTGGTGTTTAGTGCTATTAATTCGTAATCAGTAGGTCGCAGGTTCAAATCCCGTCAGTAGCTCCAGTAAAACCCGCCCCCAGACGCAAGTTTGGGGGCTTTTTGTATGCTTAGGTAGCCCATTTGGGAGCCCTTTTATGAAAAAGAATAAAGAGGCTGGGATAAAACCACTCTGCTATCAAAGCTCGGTGCAATATATTGAAATTTGTTTATACTATTTTCAATATGTTGTGGGCTTTAGTACAGAGTTTAGAGTTTTATCCCAGCCTCTTTTGTATATATTATTTTGCTATTGATTCTAGAACGCGAGCATACTCGTATGCTTGGCTCGTGATATATTCAAAGTCTATTGGCTTGGGTGCCTTTGATGATTGGCCAAGTAAGTTAAGCATATCATTTTTTAATCTAAAATAAGGATACGCTTTGAATGTGGACTTACGTGGATCGTCTTCGTAAGGAGCATGGATTTGAGACAGCATAAAGAGGGAATAGTAAAATACTATTGTAGCCCTTTCTTCTAAAGAGTATAGTGACTTTCTAGAACTATCTAAAGCATACTTATCAGGTAAAGATATGGTGTGTTTATCATTGGAATCTCCGTTGTAGAATTCGAATACACCTGCACCTGATTGATCACATGCTATCATAGAGGCTTCAAGTTTAGAAAGTAAGCTATCTGATAGAGGACTATCTGCATTACCGGTGAGCCAATCAAGTGTGACACCAAAGAATTTTGACATATTAAGCAACATATCAATCTGTGGCCAATTATTGCCTTTTTCCCATTTCGATACAGATGCCTTATTGCTAACATTAATAGCGAATGCCAATTCTTTAGATGCAATTTTGTATGATTCACGAATATGTTTTAGGCGGGCAGAAAAAATAAAAATATTTTGCATAGACTACTTGCACGAAACGAAACCTTATGGTACAATAAGGTTGAAATAAATTCAACTAAGATGATGGTAAATCAACAAAGGTATATAAAACGAATGCGTTTTACTGATGCATTTGTACCGTAAGGATACCGTAAATCCTTTCTGCGAATTTGTTTCATTATATCACAAAAAGGAGGAAAAAACCATGAATGATCAAAAATTGTACTACACGATTGATGAAGTGCGTAAGCTCATCTATGCAAATGGTGTAAGCAAGTCTACGTTGCATAACATGATCAATAGCGGGGATATCCCGTCTCGCAGGCTAATGAAACGAGTATTTGTCCCTCGCTGGTGGGTGGACCAAGAAATTGCTATTGCAACGCACGCTCCGCAAGAGGTTAACTAATGGCTGGGTCGCGTGGTGGCAATGGCGAGGGATCGTATTACTACGATGAGCACCGAAAACGATGGATATGGCGACGGCGTATTGTAGATGCAGATGGTACGCATAGGAGGATAACATTAACGGCGTCCAAAAGAGCCGATCTTATCAAAAAAGTAAGACAGTATCAGGACAACTACGAATTAACCAATGGATTGTCTGGAAATCAACGAATCACAGTTGCGCAATGGGTAAATAAATGGGAGCAGAGTACTGCACTTGCACTGAAACCCAAAACGATAGAATATTATCATAGGTTTTGCGAAAATTATATTATACCTGGCTTAGGCAAAACGAAGATTGTAGATCTATCTATGATTATTATCCAGGATTTTTTGAATGTTACGAGCAAAACTCCTGGAAAATCAGGTAAAATGCTGTCTAATAGTAGCATTAATGGTATCAGGATTACGTTAACAGCCTGCCTGGAGGCAGCGGTAAGAGCTGGTCTCTTAAGCCGGAATCCAGCAAAACAGACAAAACGTATGCGTAACAACAAAAGAGCTATAGTGGTGTTGACAGCAGAGCAGTTAAGCAATTTTTTGCAAATTGCGGAGAAGGGAGCATACTTAAAAGATACGCCATATTTGCTGAGTCATTGGACACAAGCACATGATTATCTTGCTCAATGTTTTGCCACAGCGATTATTTTAGCCGCAGAGACCGGTATGCGTTACGGTGAGGTATATGGCCTACAGTGGGATGATGTCAATTTGGATGACGGCAGCATATTTGTACGGCACAATCTGTCAGAGAGTGGGAGCAGCATTGTGATAGATACGCCCAAAACAGCTAACTCCATACGCAAAATATCGCTCACTAGGAGGTGTATCGCAAAACTAACATATTGGCAAGATTATCAGGCAACGTATGCTAATGATGTTGGTGATTATTATCATAACAAGGATATGCTTGTATTTGCTACGTCCGTAGGTAGTGCTATCCGAGTGAGCAATTTCCGGCGGAGTTGTTGGAGCAAACTGTGCGCTGCTGCGGATATACCTGATGGTTTTACTTTCCATTCGCTACGCCATACTCACGCTACATTGCTCTTGCAGGCTGGAGTTAATCCTAAAGTGGTATCCGAGCGCTTAGAGCACGCTAGCGTACAAATAACATTAGACGTGTATGCACACGTGCTACCGGATATGCAACGGACAGCCGTTGAGGCAATCGAAAAAACCATAAAATAAAAAAAGTAAGCACTGCAGCAACAGTACTTACTTAAATTAGTGGTATACACTTACAATATAATTATACCACATTTTGCGTAAAAGGAGAAGCAAAATGGCCAAGAAGAAAATATTTTACTATATAATGTTGAAGAAAGATTTTTTTGTTGATCCGATTGTAATGATGCTTAGGAGTAAACCTAATGGAGCAGATCTGTTTAGAGTATATTTGCATCTATTAGTTCGTTATGTAACGGATCTGGGGATTATAACGTATTATAAAGAAATCGATGCGCCACTGGAAAACCAGTTAGAATGGGAAATACAGGAGGATCCAGAGTTAATTAGAGAAGTAATTGATGTGCTCAAAAAAAGGAGAATGTTGATACAAATAACTGATGATAAGATGTATATTAGCGCTATTGAGCCGTATGTTGGGGTAGACACGAATTTTGCAATACAAAAACGTTTGGATCGCATGCGTGCGGAATATAAGGGTAAAAATGGAGACAATATCAATGGTAATGTCTACAGTAATAAAGACAATACTAGTGATAGTGTCGGCAATCGTGGCGACAAAGATAATAATGATGTCGGTGCTAGTGACGACAATGTCGACAATGGCAATAATAGTGGACCATTGGCGGACGTTGTCAAAAATTTTAAAGCAAAATCAGAGACGGGGCATCAAAAAAAGATGGCTAGTGCTAGGTTAGCAGAGATTGGGGTCATGGGAAAAGTGGTAGACGAGATTGCAGCTTGGGCTACGGTACAGCAGATCAATGATGTGTATCGTAGCATCGATGGGGCGACCAACATCAACAACAAACCGGGTGCGCTTGTGGCTGCATTGCGCGCTAATAAGGCACAATTAACAGCACCTCGCGCCAAAAATATTACCTGCCCTAATTGTAATGGGCAGGGAGTAGTACTGGATGCAGACAGGGATGACGGATCTATGTGTATGTGCCCTATTTGCAATGGTAGTGGACAAATTACCCAAGTATAGGCAGTAATATTATATTTTGACCACCCTCTTTACCTACGTAGTGGAGGGTGGCTTTTGCGTCGAGATACAGTACGACAGAAGGAAAAGTATTGTCGACAATATGTCGGCGTACAGTACGACACAGAAAATATAACGTCGGAAATGTGTCGGCATATAGTGTGACTGGAGAAAAAAGTTGTCGGAAATATGTCGGGATATATACAACAATAACAACAACTATAACAAGAGTTATAAACAAAACAACAGCAAAAGCAAATAGTCATTGTTGGTGGTGTTGTCGCAAAAAAAATGGAAGAAGTGATTTGTTTGTATTGTACTCGGTTAGTGCTGTTGCTGAAATTTATAACATGCTAAAATTGGCAAATTTTTTAATTTAAGTGAGTCCGATGGGGATAATACCACAATGGACGCTACGTTTTGAAAAAAGCTGAATTTTTAGCTCGGAATGGGCTAAAAAACGCAGGTTAATCATTTCATATACTCATTATTTAGTGCGTAGGATTTATCCCATAAGCATACTTTTTAAACGGTACTAATGTAGTGTTCGGTAATATAGGTAATGAGATTTTTGAAGTGTTTAAAAATTGTTTTGGTGTTTTTGAAACAAGATGCTATAATAAGATTAATTAGAAACGGGTTAGATGCCAGGAGTGGAGGTGTCATATGGCTAATGTTGCGTATATTCGTGTGTCGAGTCAGCAGCAAGATCTTGGAAGGCAGAAGTATCTGTTTTCCGAGCGGAATATAAAAATTGACAAGGTATTTGAGGAAAAAATTTCTGGCAAAAACATGGACCGAGAAGTGTTTAAGCAAATGATGGATTGGGTTCGCGAAGGAGATGTGCTTTACATTGAATCTTTCTCGCGATTGGCAAGGAATACCAGAGATTTGCTGGATATAGTGGAAAGACTAAAAAGTAAATCGGTTAAGCTTGTTTCTCTCAAAGAAAATTTTGATACTACTACTCCGCAGGGAAAGTTAATGCTTGGCGTTTTCGCCTGTCTTTATGAATTTGAACGGGAGTGTATGCTTGAACGCCAAAAGGAATCTTATGAGGCAAGGCGATCTGCCGGACTGCCGGTTGGAAGACCTAAAATAAAAATTTCTAAGACTTTTAAGAAAAATTATGAGAAGTGGGCCGCTGATCCCAAGGCTTATACAGCTACTCAATTTATGAAGGATGAGAAGCTGTCTAGGACGACTTTTTATAGATTGCTCAACGAATACAAGGAATCATTAAACTCTTCTAAAAATAATCTGTTGTGGGGAGGAAGCTCTTTATGAAAAATGTTATTGCGTCTTGCGTACCTAGAAAAAGCATTGTTGAAGGTACATTTAATCCCGAAGTTTTCACAGCGACTTTGGGACCTGTTGTAAACTATTACCGTAATGGGAGTAGTTCTTTGGACAGCGTTTATACCAATGCAGAAACTTTTTTTAGAGATGCCACTTATGTTACTGATGGCTTAAGAAGTACTGTAAACAATATTTTTCGTCGTATAGCAGGTGATACAACTGCTCCCTCTATTCAACGCTTGGAGACCGCTTTTGGTGGTGGTAAAACCCATACATTAATTGCATGCGTGCATATTGCTAATAGGGGCAAAGACATTGCGGGAGTAGTTAGCAATATTATTGATAGCCAGTATCTGCCTGATCCTGGTACTGTTACTGTTGTTGGTATTGCTGGTGATGAGATTAAGACTAGCCAAACTATTGCAGGTAAGGTTGTTCCATATACCCTTTGGGGCGAAATGGCTTTGCAAATTGGTGGGCAGGAACTTTATAACGTAGTAAAAAAGGATGCTGAAAGCTATTCTGCACCTGGCAGTGATTATTTTGAGACGGTTTTAGGCAACAGAAAACTTTTGATTGTGTTTGATGAGTTGGCTCAATATGCCTCCAGATTAGAGGTGCTTAATAATTCTAGCGACCAGCTTGCTGCATTCCTAATGACGTTGAATACCTATGTTCGCAACAGACCTGGTATAGCTATTGTAGTAACACTTGCCGGTAGTGTTGACGCTTTCGCTAAGGAAACAGAAAAGATTGGTAAAGTCCTTAATACTATGACGAGTAAACGATTGACCCAAGATGATGTTATGGGCGTTACTGCTACTGCAACAAAAAATCTTAAAAGTGTTGTAATGCGTGATGCCAGTGCAGTTACTCCTGTACAAGCAAATGAAATTTCTGCGGTGCTAGCTAAGCGTCTATTTGAAAGTGTTGATATTGATAACGCTAAAGAAGTAGCCAAAGCATATAAGGATACATATACTAAAAACAAAGGCATGCTGCCTCAAGAAGCAACAAGCATGAATTTTGAAGATCGTATGGTGCAATACTATCCGTTCCATCCGACTTTGATTGATTTCCTCAATAACAAGCTTGCTTTAGCAGAAAACTTCCAAGGCACTCGTGGCGTTTTGCGTACTCTTGCCATGGCGGTACGTAGCATTTGGAAAGCTCAAAAGAATATTTTGCTGATTCATGTTAGTGATATAGATTTGCATAATGCGAGCATCGTTGATGAAATCTTGGGCAGAACCGGTAGCAGTGATTTAAAACAAGTGCTGACTGCAGATGTTGGTTCTGTGGAAACGGAAAGCCATATTAAGGGCGGCAAAAGCAATGCTCAATATGAAGATGAAAACAACCCTCATCCGGATGGAATAGCCATGTTTGAAAATACATGGAAAGTAGTTTTCCTAAATAGCTTAGTTGGTAGATCCCAAGGTTTAAGCTCTAACGTATTTGGCGTGTCTGAACAGGATGCTATTTTCCAAACTGCCACGCCGGAACTGCTTCCTTCCCAAGTACGTATGGCACTGGAGAAGATTACCGATGTAGCGTATTACCTCCGTTGCGAACATGGCAAATATTTTGCACATCTTGAGCCTACAATCAATAGTGTCTTAGCGCGTATTCGTGGAACTATAGAATACAGCAAGGTTCTTGGTAAGCTGAAAAGTGTTGCCAATAACTTAGTTACTAATGCAGGCATTTTTGCTGTAGAGCATAATGTAACGAAACCCGATGACATTAGGGATGATTATGAGAAACCTGTTGTAGGTGTAGTTAGCCTAGAGGTAGAAGGCACGCTTAATGTAGAAAACTTCTATAAATTCAAGGCTGGAGGGCAGTTCCGCACAAGAAAGAATTTGCTGATGCTGCTTGTTCCTAAGACTATCAAACTGCAGGGCTTATCTCAGTCTGAGTATGAGAATGTAGATCTTTTTGATGAATTTGCTAATAACCACAATGACGAAAAGGAAAAAGAAAGAGTAGAAGATTTGGCTCGTCAAGTTTTAGCAATTAATATTCTGCAGGATAATCCTGAAGAGTATGGCATTAGCTCTTCTAAACTGCAAGATCCTGATTTTCGTAACCGTCAAAGCAGTAGACCGCAAGAATTGGCTATTGCTGTTGCCAATCTGTATACTAATTTCGTTTACTATAGCGTTGATGGTATTGTGCGCAGAGAAATTAAGACTGGTTCTGGCGAAAGCACTTTGACTTTGATTCAGAAAAAACTTGTTGATGACAACGAGCTGATTCTACAAAAAACAGATAAGTATGGTACTGCTATTCTCAGGGATCTTTCTGATAACTATATCTTTAAAACAGCTAAAACCGTTGAATGTAAGTATATTCTAGATAATTTCTATAGCATCGGTAATTGGCCGGTATTAGCTAATAAGAGCATATTAGATAGCATGCTTCGCGAAGGTGTAGAATCTGGGCTGTGGGCAATTTATAAGAAGTGGAGCGATCCTACTCAAGCTCGTCCTACGGAGATTTATTTCTCTGATAAGCCTGTGCCGATGAATCTAGATATTATTAATCTTGAATATAAAGCAACAACAGTTGATTTTGCTAAAAAAAGTGGTTGGCTTGATGTAGATAAGCCTTCTCCAGAGAAGGTTAAAGAGGCCATTAGTAAGCTGTTAGCCAATAATGGCGCTGTTGCTGTAGATGATATTGTTAAGCAAGTCAAATTGAGCTTAGCAAAAGCGGAAGATACGCAGATTTATGATGGCGTACAGGATTTGGCCACCAATAAGGGTTATGCCATTTATAGAGGCAAGGTAGACCAGGTAGATAGACCTAAAGAGGAAGATTGTTTCGAAGGGTATAATGTTCCCGGTCATCCTATTGAAGGCACGGATGTTCTTATCAGCAGAAGTGAGCAGTCTCAAAGAGGATGGTTTACTAATCCTGCTAGAGGTGTGCATGTTCAAGGTAGTGACGGCGACAATAAAGTACAAAAAGTAGTAGAACTGCTTGGCTCTTTAGGCAGTAGTTATCGACGTGGTAAATCTAAGAGCGAGGTTGATTCACTTGATTTGTATGATTTAAGACTTCCTAGCGGTGGAACTATGCGCATCGCTCTTGCCAATGCTACTGCGCAAGATTTTAAAATTCTTGACGAGCTTTTGAATGACGTAAAGAACAAGCTGAAGGTTAGTGGTAAAACCGGTGTTGATGTGGAAATTAAAGATCCGCAAGATGGCTGCGAATTTGCTGAAGCCATTAAAACATTGCAATAGGGAGTGTTGAAATGGACGTAACAAATGAAAAATATCTAGACATGTTGCGAAACATGACCAACTTAATGGAAGTTGCTCCCTGGATTATGCAGGTCAAAGAAAATGGCGATGGTGTGGTATTAGTACTGCAAGAGCGCCAAAAGGACGATAACGGGCAGACTGTATGGCATAAGTGGGGCGAAATAGCTTGGAGTAAGGTGCGCTCCTGTAAGGAGCCTATTCGTTATATCTTGAGCGGCGTATTGGACTCCTTGGGAAATCCTTTAGGGCTGCAGGCTTTGATTTCGTCTGATATTGCATATAGAGGGGATGTTCCATTGAACAGGGAAGCTGGAACAAAGATGGCTTTAATTGCTATTCTTACTGCTTCTGTGCAAATAGAGCCTAAGATAGAGCTGCTTGGTTGGCGTATAGAGCGCTTTTCTGCAGAAGAAGCATTCTATTGGTTTGGCAAAGCAACTATTCCTGTATACGGCAAAAAAGCCATGAATTGGTCTGTTATAGGCATGCGTACCATGCTTGCCGGGCCTACTGACCAAAAAGTAAAGTATGATGACTTGCTAGAAAAGCTGAGGAGATAAGATGATGTATGAAAAAAGGCTTATAGAAGGAAAATTTCCTTGCGGACAAGTTGGTGCAGAAACACAAAGAGAGCGTGGAGCTAGTTCAGCTCTTCCTCCTTTATATTTTCTACACGTTTGGTGGGCTCGTAGACCTTTAACTCCTAGTCGTGCTGCTGTCTTGGGAAGCATCCTTCCTGCAGATGTAAATCCGAATGATTTTCTGCGCAATTTAGGTATTGTAAAAAAACAAGTTGTAATCAATAGTCGTAGATGGACCTTGGTTGGGAAAAACTTGGAATTGATTCGTAACGATGGATACGGGGAATACATTCCTTACTCCGAAAAATTTGATACTGCTCTTGCTAAAGAGAATGAACGCAGAAGGGCAGTAAGAGAAGCGTTAGGTAAGCTGTGTCAGGCTGATCCAGTTTATAGAACTTCTACTTTGATAGAAAGACTAACTATAAAAAGTCAAGAGGTGGGTAAGAAAAAATTTCCGTATAGGTAGTTGTATTTTATGCAACACAAATAAACCT